TAGTTTGTTTGGATTTGTAGACAGACGTAATCCTTGGGATGTAGTTTTAAATCGTAATGCTGATTTTAAGCAAGCACCACATGTTTTACCGCATGAATATGAGCATGTGCTGCAAAACAAAGTAAATGCTCGTTATGCTCCTAAGAGTAACTACGATCAAACAGTAGTAAGTGAGTATAATAGAATTAACAAGGGTGCCCCTGTCAGGAGCAGCATTATTGATTCTCTACAAAAGTCAGCAAACAATCCAGCTATTCCTGAGTATTTTCAAAAGACATATGGGTTCCCTCTAAAGTATTTTGGTAACGCTAAAAACTTCTTTGGGACAGAGGATGGGTTTGACTTAAAAGAACAGTGGGCAGAAATTTCTGCTGCTGAGCAGTTCTTAAAGAAAGACCTGACAAAAGACCCCTTTGTTCGTAAGAATGTTTTTAATGATGACCAGAAACTCATTGATGTTTATAAGGGAACTACTGGACTACGTATGGAAAGGTTAGACTCAAAGGACTTACCTCCAATGACAGCCCAGCCTACACAACCACCTGGATATTTAGAAAAATTAATGCAAATGTTTGGACGTTAAAAAGTCCAGACGTGAAAAAGCCCCCAACTCTTTCGAGAAGGGGGCTTCTTTTTTAGCTAATGTCTAACAACTCATCTATTTTTGTTTTTCTTCTTTGTCCTAAGTATGGATACACCTGCATCATAATATGCCTACATTTAGGTCCATAGGCATCAAACCGCCATCTAGGTTTATGCTGTGGTTTATTTTTGTGGGTATAAGGACCCCGTAAATTTCCAAAAGGAAAGATTGCATGTAACTTTTGAATAATATCTAGGTCACACATATCTACTAAAAGATAAGGATGTTTCTTACTGTGAAGTGTAAAACACCCCTCCCCTTCAATTAAACCTGCTGCCCAAGCAATATCTGTTTCTTTATACAATCTCACAAGCCCCATTTACGCAAGCCAACTCATGCATTGAAATAGTAGCATCGTCCACTTCATATTGGTCAAATTCTTTCCAGTTGATTGCTGGAAATGTAGCAGCCATTGTTGCGTATTGCTCTGCTGTAATGTCTTGATAGGGGGCTTGTGGGTAGATGTGATCGTTGTGTGGTAGAAAACTCACACCGCCCAACATATCTAGATGCTTGTATACCCAAGCACCAACCTCAAACCACTCATCATTCTTAACATATACTGTGATGGATGGATTGTGCTCACACCAATTCTGTTGAAACACTAAGTAGTGCTCTAGTTGTCGAATAGCCCCCACATCATGTCGAGTAAGTGCATTTTCTGGTGCTTTAATTGGGAAACTAAACACAACGTTGTTGGCGTTGAATTGATCCATCTCCCAAGGAACACCCTGTAGCTTTAGAAAATCCGCGAGAGGGTCTTTAACATCTGCCCGTACAGTGCGGACATAGTGGGCGTGGTGGCGAGGATGGATACCACTAGCACTATCCACCAACTGGGAAACGGTTCCAGAGGGCTTAACAGTGGTAATAGATGCACTAACATTAATGCCAAGGTAGTTAGCCCAAATTGCATTAGTGTTGACAGCATGTTGTTTTAATTCCTTTAGGCTAGAGGATAGGCTTTGTGTATCCCAGGCATCACTGTCAGACAGCACAGGATGGTCCATAATACCAGTAAGGGAAACACCTAGCAGGCGCTCTTCTTCAGCATTTTCCTTCCACTTCTTACGGATATACTTGTAATCAGTGAGGGTGCTTTGGAAAGTACCAATGATTGTTGCAATAGCAACCTTACGTTTTAGGTCTTCTAGGGTGTCTGCTGCGCGTACAACTACTTCAGACAGATTACAGAAACCATAGGGACGTAAAATAATTTCACCACATGGATTTGTACCAAAGGCATAATCTAGCTTTCTACGTCCTGTCTTTTCAGCTTGCTTACGGGCTGCCACACGATTAAAGATACCACGCTCTCCACTCTTGCTTTCTACTAAAGCCAGCCACTCACGCATAAATGTCTCTACGTCAGGCTTTTCAGTGTAAGCAGTAGAGATGTTAGCTAGACTACGCTGCTTGTCATCTACATACCATTGCCCATTCTTATAGTTACGCATCCGGTCATCTGACAAGTTGCTAAGACAGATGAGTGCGCTACGTCGCACACCTCCGACAACCACCACCTCTGCGGTTTTACAGACAAGATCAGAGCATTCGACAGACGTAAGCTTTCGGCCAGCGGCTTTTGTAAATAGTGAAACAGTGAATCGAAAGAGGTCTTCAAGCGGAGCCGGACCACTGGCTCGGCCCCCAAAAGTCTTAAGTCTTGCTCCCGCAGGACGAACTTTAGTGGTGTCCCATTTAGCGATCTGCCCTTGATATAGCAAACTGATAAGTTGTCGGAATGCGGCTGACCATCCAGTTTTAGAATCAGCGACATGAATGATGGTATCTGTGTAATGGAACTGCTCGGCAACTTCTGGTAGCTTTTGAATGTCTTGTCGTTCAACACTATAACCAACTCCTGTTCCATTCATTAGGATGTACATGATTTCATCAAATGCACGTACATCATCTACAGGGATATATGAACAATTGAAACCAGCAATGTTGTCCCTGTCTAGCGCTGGGCCTGCCGTCATCAGTGCCCTCATGCTGGGCATTACTTCCTTATTGTAGATGGCTGTGTAAACTTCATTATAAGGGAACAGATCAGGATGACGTTGTTTCCAGAAGTCACAATAACGAGTTACAGTTTCCTCCCAAGTTTCTCGTCGTCCTTCTTTATCAAGCCATCGTGCGTACCTACTCTTGTGAATGTAGGTGCTATAATCGTTATTGATTTGCAATTTTTTCTAGTCCTTTTTGTAGCTGGAATAAATGATGTTTAAGCATACTTGCTTCATTGACAACAGAGGTTACAAGCCATGTTAGTTCAATGGCATCATACTTATTCTGTTGAGTGTCTGCAACTTCTTTCACAGCATCTTTAAGAAAGTCCATGTCTGTTGTTAAAACAGAACGTAGTTTGTCAATGTAATCTTGAATGTAAGTTGGATGCACTCAGATGGTACTCTTAAAATGCTTTAGTTCTTCTTTAGGCACTGTGCCTTGTCCCATACAAGCAACAACCTCTCCAGTGTCTCCAATGATGTAGCCACCAATTTCATAACATTGAGCATGATAGGCTTTAATACCGTCCATCATGCCTACGTCAGTACCATGCTTATAGGCACCATAGCAGGCAGCAAGGACAACTAGGGCACCTGCGGTACACCAAGCAATTAGTTTAAGTTTCATTTTTTAATGCCCACCAAATGTTAGGGAAGTTACCTTCAATTAATCGACCAATCTCATCTGCAATAGCCCTGGTTTCTTTTTGTGTTCCGTTTCCACTACGGAGTTGGTAGAAATGAATCCAAGAGCGTAGGGTGCCATTCATATACATACGACTGCTAGTAAGTCCTTCCGGTAATACAGCACGGGCAACCTCTTTAGCAATACCTTTATCGAGTGCCATTTGATAAATGGCTTGTACATTCCGTACAACAAGGTCTTGCTCAGTTTCCCACCACTCTTGTAGAGCCTCGTCTTCAACAGTAATACTATTTTGTCGATTCTTATTATCTTGTAGCCTAGCCTCTCGTAAAGGTGCCTGTTCTAGTTTGTCTACAGAAGCATAACGCTGACTAAACTCCTGGAAGCTAAATGAACGATGGCGAAGAAGCTGACGAGCAATATCTCGTGTAGTATTAATTTCTACACACATGTTCACCATTTCATATGGACTCCAGTGTGCATGCTTAATTAAATAGCCGAGTAATTTACTTGCATCCTTTCCAATATTCTCTGGCGCTGATACTCTAGCCATATCAGCAACAAGCTGCTCAGCATTAGGAGTAGACCAAACATATTTAACTAAAGGGCTTTGTGTCTGGATGCTCATGTTCACTTTCTTCTACATCTTGCTGGTCTAGAAACTCTTCCACACGTTGCTTTGCTTCTTCGTCTTCAATTAGACGCTCAAGATAGCGTTTCTTACCTCGTGTGTTTTCTGTTTCTAGTTCTTTGTAACTCTTTTGTTTACGTGTCAATTTAGTGACTCTTTAAATTCTTCTGCTCGTTCACGAATCTCATTGCGTAGTGCTACAACAAGATCTTCCATGGTAAATTCTAGAATGTCTAGAAACTCATATACATCTAGTTGCTTAGCAATTTGTGAGCAGAAATCATCTAGCTCAGCGTCCCTCATATTTCGCTTCACTCATTTCGGTTGTCCATTGCATCTAACTCCCACTCAATTGGCTTACCTTGCCATACTTGCATTACACCATCTAGATCCATAGCCTGTTGTTTAGCTTTCTCTACTTCAACTAGCTTTTCTAGGAAGTGAATGGCCTTTAGAATATCTTCAACACCATTCTTGTCTCGCCAACGGGCAATATACTTTAGTGCAGTACCTTCTAGATAACCTAGTTCCCAGACAATTACAACATCCCATGGCTGTAGATCACCATACTTCTTGTAATGATGACCTGCAATTTGTTTATTATTTGCTGTCATATTTTTCCTTTAAAAACTTGAGAGACACTGGCATTACATCAAATTCACCATCCTTAACATCATGTAGCATTAGGATACCACGCCAATGTTTGTTGCCCTGTGGCCCCATGTAATCCTCGTTGTGTGTGTAGCAGGAACCTGCAATGATTGATGTTAGCCTACGCCCATCTGCTGCATGTGCCATGGCAATTTGTAGTCCTTGTTGGTGGCCTGCCACTGTGCTCATGTGCTTTTTGTTAAGCGTTACAGCAGCAGTGGTACAAGGGCGACCAAGAGGACCGGAGCAAAAATAATGAGAAAATGCCACACCATTGATAACCACCACATCAAGAAAAGGATATACCTCCCAACCAAACTCTTTATATTTAAGATCATCAGTTGAAAGAACTCCTTCTAGTTTTGCATCGTTGTTTACTGCTTTGTTAATTCGCTCTTCATGGTTTCCCATGGTAAGTACATAGCGGGGAACATACGCTTTATGGCGTGATTTTCGCATGCGATAGTTATAGTCTTTGATCGGGGCCAGCAGGACTTCCATAGCTGTGTGTGCAGCTTGAATGTCATCTTTGTACCTTCTACCTTCAAAGCTTTTCTTACCCACATCATAAGAAGATAGGCTAGGCATATCCGCAAAATCACCCGCGTTAACAATAACATCTGGTTGTTTCTCTACTAAATATTGTCCTACATGAGACAAGTAGGAAATGTCTACTCCAGGTTTAACCTGACAGTCGGGGATATAACAGATTTTCATTGTACAGGAGTATCTCTAGGAATCCAATCTACATCTGGTTCTTCTTCTAGCTCAATATCCTCTTCTGTAGACATTGCAATGGCACCTTGTTCTACCAGAGTGTTTAAACCTACACTTAAAACAAAGTCATGTTCTTCTGGTGAAAGAGTTCCCTTAAACACCACAGTACCATCTTTGTTCTTAATCGACTTCTTGATTTCCATTTAGTTTCCTTTCTTGCCCTTCATTGTAGGACTTAATCTTGTGGCAAGACTTGCAAACCACTTGTAGATTGCTTTTGTCACAGAATAGCCTAGTAATGTAGTCGTCCCATGATGTAAAGCCTTTGGAAGAAATAACAGGTTCAATGTGATCTACCTCTACTTCTTTAGCGGGAAACTCACCTTCGCATAAAGCACAAAGATAATGTTTCCCTTCTCTGTTTAGTGTTTGCCATTTAGGAGGCCAGCGTTTACTGCCTGCTCGTAGGGTGCTAATTATGAAGGCACGCTTTCTTCCTTCGCTCCATTCGGGGGTGTCCAACTTACGGTAACCCTACAGTTGGGGGTTGCCAGTATTTGTCCTCCTCTTTGAGAATGTACAGTAGCTGTGCATTACGGTGCATAATTGTTTCAATGTCATCATTACCTTGCCAATCAAAATACACAGAGAACACATGATTGTACATATCAATCTCTTCTGTCATTTCATCAATTGGTTCTTGTAGCTTCTGGATGAATTTCGGAGTTTCACTCCTCAATTTACCATCATATCCGGGAATGTTGTCTGTCCTATCCCCTAGAATAAGCTGCTTGTAAAAGCAACGCAACCCATCAAGAGGTGAAACAAGCCTACTAACACCAGTAACCCAATTAAAATGCATACCAGGAATTTGCAAAAGGTCTTTATCCAACGAACAAATCCGACTGTTTCCATCATATTTAGTTTGTGCAATGCCTAAAGCATCGTCAGTTTCATATCC